TGGCCGAGGCGTTCGCAATGATGATCTTGTTTAGACCGAGAGCCATTGTTCTGCCTCCTTAGATTGTTAAGTTGTTATAACCAGTGACCTTAGTCATGGCGCGAGGCTTGGTATTCACCAACTCCGCAATCATGAGCACGGCACCGACATAACCAATCTGCCAGTTAGGCAGGGTGGATTCAAAGCCCGTGAACACAAACGAACCCTGATCGTGGATGTACAGCGACAGGTAGTTAGTGTTCAGGAAGTACATGGTGCCTTCGGGGCAGTACGGATCGGGGTAGATCGGCACACCGGCAACCATGAGCGCGCGGAACGCAGCCTGCGGGCCATTTGCATCGCCGTCAAAACCGGAACCCGGCGTGATAACGTACTGCTCCTGACCAACGTAGTCTTGCGCAAGCAGGGTCCACGTACCAAAGCCGCACACGCCAAAGGTCGGCACTTCCGCGCCGTTCTTAACCGTGCCGCTGATGTACTGAAGGACGTTCTGACGGGTCGGGTTGACCGAACCAGCCGCGTACACCTTAGAGCGCCACCAGGTGTTGGTCGTGGTGGAGCGGGCAATGTTGCCGTAGGTGCCCAGCGTGGTGCCGTCATCCACAGCGCCCGGCAGACCAATAAACTGCTGGGTGTTCGTGGTGTTGTTGTACAGCGCCGTCGCCATCGCATCCATCATGACGTTGGTCGCGTCATTCATGCGGGCTTCAATCAGCGGAATAACCGCGTGATCCTGCTGCACTGCGCCTTCCATACCCAGGAACGGCACCGGAGCAATCATCAGCTTCAGGTTAAACTCGGCGTTATACGCGCCTTGCTGCACCGCGGGCTGAGTGAACGAACCAGAGTAATCCGACCACTGAGCATTGATAAACTGGCTGCCCTGCACCGGCACAGTCACAGACGAAACACCGCCCGTGGCCTGCTGGCTATTTGCAATCAGCGCCGCCATGAGCGGAGTGCTGTTGTAAATCTGGACAACCAGCTTCGGAATAAACGCCCTACGAGTAAGGTAGGTCAGTTCTGTGTACTGCGTGCTCCCCGATGCGGGGAGAATACCACCACCAATTGGCATGACTTTCTCCTAACTATTGTTGATACCGCATCAGAGACCGATGGGACGGCGCGGGTTGCGCATTTCCGCAAGAGCCTTGAACGCCTCGTCACGCGCTGCACGCTGCGGATTCTTCCAATACGCTTGGAGAGTATCGCGCGCTTTGCCGTCCAGCACATTCATGTTGAAGGAGGAAGCCGTGGGGGCCGCCGCTTCCTTCATCCAGCGATGGTAATCCGCCGCTGTTTCGTGGTTGGTAATGCCCCGTTCGAGCATAACCTTCTCCACTTCCTGAATTTCATCTTCGCTGCGAATCTTGCCCTGCTTCATCAACGACTGACGGCGGCGGTCAAGCTCAGCAAGAGCGTCTTTCTCTTGAAGTTTGGCTTCCAGCATCTGAATGCGAGCCTCAGAAGCCGAAGTGGAACGCGCCACCGACTCTTCGATCTCCAACTCAGGGATATTAAGGCCAGGCTGGGCCTTCTTCGTCAAACGCAGGAAATCCTTGCGAGTGTCCGGGTTTTCAGCAAGCGTACGCGCCAAACGAGCAAGCTCATCGCGCGTTTCAAAGCTCAAATCTTCAAGAGAAGCCATATTAGATTACCTTCTTACCGTCGCCGGGCGGCTTGATGCCCATGCGGTTCTTCGAACCCGTAGCAGTCGCGTTTTTCAGGCCACCAAACTCCGCATAACGCGGCGTGTTGATGACTTGACCGTTCTGCTGGTTGTTATCGGTCGGGCGACGGGGATTAGAGGCCCCGCGTGGCTTAAAAAGGTCCATTTCAAACTCCTATCGGGGCATTCCCGGAGGCGGACCACCCGCACCCGGCATTGGGGGACCACCGGGACGGGGACCGCCCGGCATAGGCATTCCACCAGGCGGCGGGCCACCCGGCATCGGCATACCGCCCGGAGGGGGACCACCAGGCATACCACCCGGCATCGGCGGCGGCGCACCCGGAGGTCCACCCGCACCAGCCATGCCAGGAATAGCCGGCATACCGGCCATAGCTTTCATTTCAGGCGTTGCACCGCCAGCTTGCGGCAGGTTCTGCAACAACTGAAGAATCTCGGCGTTCTGAAGCTCGCCAACCTTTTGCCGGCGTGGCCCCATTGCTCCTGTCAGCGAACGCAAAGCCGCTACCAGCTTCTGCCCTTCGCCAGTCTCACTACCAATTGCCGGCAAAGACTGCTCAATCAAGTCCATTGCCATGCCCACGTTAATCAACGCAGCTTCGCGCGAACCCATCTTAGGTTCCGGCGTACTCATAGGCGACGCCATCGGCGGGACAGACGAAGCCCCTTCGCCGGGCGGGGGCGCAGTTAGTTCCGGTGCTTCTTTCGGGCGCTGGTTTTGCAGCAGCCGCATAACGCTTTCGGACACTTGATGCTCCAATCAACAATTGCGGGCGTAACACTCACATTACGCAAAAGTCAAGCGGGACTATTTTTATCTTCCGGTCCCGCGCGGAAGTCGCGGATTAACGGCTGCTCAAGGCAGCGCGTTAGTTACCGGCGAGCCTTACGACCCTTGCGACGCATGGGAAACCTCCTTTCATTGCTAGAGTTAAACACACCGCATTAACGGCCACGACGGCGACCGCGCTTGACGGATTTGTACATGGTATCACCTCCTTTCCGAACGCGCATTAGCGCGTGGCGCTGCCCTATTACCTAGGGTGCGTATGGAGGATACCCTGTATTCCATGGTGGGCGAAGCATTACCGCGCGCTACGTCCTTAGCCTGCGCTCTGGGTTGGTCGGATTTGATCTTAAAATCCTGCGCCATTATCCACCCTGCTTGCCTTTAGGCTTACCCTCGGGAGGTGGGTTCGCCTTGCGTTCAGCGTCCTGCTTCTTCAGCTTGTCTTTCAACAGTTGCTTCATAGGCGGATCAAGCAGATCAATCAAGCTTTCTTTGTCAATAGCCTGCGCCTTGAACAAGTTGAACGCCAACGTCCGCATATCCTCCATAAAAATCGGGCTGTTGGAGTGCGCGTCAACCTTGACCATAAAGTCTTTGGTAAACTGCTCGGCAATAAATTTATGGCCGTGGACATCAGGAAAATGCGTGCGGTCATACTGTTGCATCAGTTTAAGATACAACGTAGCCATCTTTTCCAGCGCGTCTTCAATCACCAACGCCCGCTTCTTGATGCGCGAGGAACCCAGCCGCGCCAACTGAGACGCATGCCCTTGTGACCTCACCCCAGACTCGCCGCGGCCTGACAGCACTGAAGATATGCCCGACGCCTCGCTAAACATGGCGTCAATCGCGTCAATCTCGCGGAACAAGTCAGCCGGCATTTCCGGGGCCAGCCGCTCAACCTTGCCCTGCGCCATGTCATTAGACAACAAGCCGCCAGCGCGGTTTAGAGCAAAGTTCTTCTCATCCAAAATGCCCGTAAAGCCCATCAACGCCGTGGGCGGGTTTACCTGCTTGCTCAGCAAGTCCAGAATCTCAGTCATGCGTTTGTTGCGCATCTGCTGAAGGAAAATCAGCTTCTGCACCTCGGATTGCCCCCAGTAGTAGTCATACTGCGGGTTGGGCGTAATCTGGATAAACGGCAGTTCGCCCTTCATAAAAAGCTGCTCGCCGGGGCGGTCATAGATAATCACATCAGGCTCGGCAATCGTCACCACCTGATAGTCGTCAATCTCATCGTTCCAGAGATACAACTCCCGCATCTCAACCGTATCCTCGGCCACCTGAGCCTTCATGCGGTTGTAGCCGTACAGGTCCAAGTTGACCGTACCATAGATGGTCGGGTTGGTCTGGCTCATCACAATGCGGTCAAGGCCCTCGGGCACATGGCTGACCTGATGCTGCGCCGCGCTAATACGATCCATGATCGACTTGCGCTTAGGATGCCCGTACAGCCGGCGTGCTAGGTCAGACTTGGTGATGTAGTAGGTCTGGACCATCGCCTCTTGGCGGTCAGTGTAGGGCGTATCCTCGCGCAGCACGCCTACGCTGCCAGGCTCCACCATGTACGGGTGGATGGACCCATTGCGCACAACCAGCTTGATAAACGTGGAAGCATAACAAAGCGCCCACGTCATCGCCATCGCAAACACTTGGTCGCCGTTGGAATCCTGCCACTTGTCGTTCAACGCCGCGGTCAGCACCGGCACCTTAGTGTGCTCGTTCTCCGGCACCGACGCGCCAAGGTTAATGCTAAAGCGCGTGGTGTCCGCGCTGAACAAGAACGCCGTCACTTGGTCAATGTGCGGGTAAATCTTGTTGTAGTGCGCCGGGCTTTCCTCCGGGCCGGCACCAAACAGATACCAAGAGCGCAAGCTGCTGTAATCCGCCTTACGCTCTTCCCGAGACACCAAACACTTCTGGATCAAATCAAGATACAGGGTTTCGCGCTCAATAGGGTCTTTCGGAATTATCACGTCTTAATCCCTCTTGATGGCAAGATTCTCATGGTCTCCTACATAACTTGCCGTCCGGGGTCCACGCAATTCGCCCGCATCCCTTGGATTGAAGCCCACGCTCTCACCGCGAATAGACTTGATAGCGCCGCCCATAACCGACTGCATGCTGTGCCCCGCACCGCCGCCCCAAATCACGCCAGAGCCGCGGGGAGGCTCGGGGGGCTGCTCTACAGGCGGCGCGTTGTTGCGGGTCAGGTAGCCCTCTTGGTGTTCGCCCTCGCGCGTGCTCTTCAGGTTGGTCATGTTAAACTCCTGCGCCAGCCCCTTCAGGTTGGCATCGTTGCGCTTGGTTTTGTCAGACAGGTATGCGGGGGCCTTCAGAAAAGCCACCTTAATGCCGTCCAAGCAACCATGTGTGCAGACAGCCTCCCATGACTCAAAGAACCCATGCTTGGGGCACTTGTAGTGGCGCTTAATCATTTCAACTGTTCCTTCAACGTGGGCGTCATGTAGTTTGCCCGGTTTTTCATTCCCACATTCAGACGGATCTGCCCGTCCACAACTTGCAGCCCAACGCTCGGCCGCATGTCTAACTTAGGCTCCCGCCTGTACCTGATGCCCTTGGTGCGATTAGGGCGCTGGTAAACCTCTATCAGCCCCGCTTCCCACTCATGCGCAAACTTGCTCAACGCGGACTGCACCCAGTCCTGCATCGGGCGATTGCCGCGCCTTGCCACCTCTTCCAACGTCTTCTTTGAAACGCCGGTAAACTCGACCAGCAACTCCATGCCGATGCCGCGGTCCTTATCCGCCCAAAAACGGCGAAACCACTCTATCAGCTCCTTCTTGGGCCGCAGCGCAAACATCACATACCAAGCCCAATGTTCTTGAGGTACTTGCTGACCACCGTGCGCTCCCGGCCACGCTCCTCCGCATCCAACTCATCCATTGCCCGATTGCGCAGCTTGGTCAGGTTCATGGCTATCAACCGCGGTTGCAACTGCTCAGCATACGCCGCAGCCGCCAAGGCAGAGGCAATCACCCGGTCATCCTTACCGCGCCCAGCAGCCGCAATGGTGCCGTCCTGCCGCGTCACCGTCTTCATTTCATCCAGCGTATCCATAGACCGCACGATCAGCATCCCGCGCTCAAAGTAATCTTTCAAGTAATTAAGCATACGCTCCTTACTAGCGGATGTAGTAACCCAACCAATACTGTTGGACAAACCGCCTAGCGTATCGTTCTTGCGCCAGATGTAATTCTGCATATGCCCCAGCACGTTCATCAAGCTAGTGCCGTCCTTGCCGCCCATGGCA